AAATTCAATATCACAGAGGGAAATAGAAAGTCAAAAGGAGGAGGAGCCGTTGTAAGGAAAGGAAAAATCAGAGACGGAGATTTTTCAATGAAACGGAAATTCGTCTGCACATACGCACAGAGAACTTTTGATAAAAACATCTATGCAGAAGATATGCTTATGATGTGCGTGTATTATGGAGTAAAGATGTTCCCTGAAATAGACGTTCCGCTACTTTGGGATTATTTTGTAGAAAGAGGTTATTCGGAATACCTGCTTTTTAAGATTGATCCTAAAACTTTCGAGATAAACAAAACTCCCGGGACTACTGCAAATAAAGTAAAACAAGACATTTTTACTGAATACATGACATGGATTGAGAACGAGGCAGACATTGAAACTCATATCGAAGTTCTTGAAGAATGTAGGGATATTGATGGGCCAGAAGACATGACTAATTATGACTTATTCACAGCAGGGGGATATGCATTACTTGGGACTCGTGGAGTTTATGATGAGATAGAAGAATTGAACGAGAAGGAATATGTGCTTGACAACTTCTTTCAGAAAAGAACTTATAGTTAAGAGATAAAACATTAACTTTGTTGAAAATCTTTTGATAAATGCCAGTTTCGCTCGAAAAATACACCAAAGGAGGTTATCCGTTTCCAAAGGATGACATTAATCCAAAAGAGAAAAATGAAGAATGGGGAAAGAAGTGGTGCGAAGCCATGTATTCAAGATGGAAGACAGGCAAAAGCGCAATACCATTTTCTACCGTAAGTGAATTTGCTTCATTAAGAGAATTGGCAGACGGGAAACAAGATCCTCGTCAATATCAGAAAATATTACTCGAAGTAGCAGACCCCAATGCAAAGATGACAGGTTACATGAATATCAATTGGGATGTATTCTCTGTCATGCCAAAATTTCTACGTGTAGTAGAGGGGATGTTGGAACAAACCGATCACCAGGTAGTAGCCACCGCAGTTGACCCTTCAAGTACGGAAGAAAAAGAATCTGCAAAATTGGATATGCAGTATCGGATGAAGTTCAAAGAAATCCTCAATTACATAGATCAATCTATGGGCATTGACCGCACAGGAGAATACGTTCCAGAAAGTATGGAGGAATTAAATCTATATGAAGGAGCCGGAGGATTTAAACTCGCAAAGGAAATTGAGATTGAACAGGGGCTTGATTACACGTTTTATATCTCTGAATGGAAAGAGATAAAGAGACAAATCATCAGAGACCTTTGTGTAATAAATTGTGCAGCAACAAAAGATTATACCGATCAGTACACCAAAAAAGTAAAAGTAAGATACGTTGACCCCGCAGTTTTTGTCGGGCAATACTCAAAATCGGTAGATCACAAGAACATGGAGCATGCGGGAGAATTGATTCAGGTGCTCATTTCTGACCTCCGCAAACTCAATCCTGACATAAAAGAAGAAGAACTCCTCGCATTAGCAAAGGAATACGAAGGGATGAACGGTAATCCTGCTTTGAGCACTTACTCATATAGCACGGATACTCATTCAGGCACTTATGATGGATTCCTTGTTGATGTAATGGATAGTGAGTGGTTTTCAATAAATAGTCGTTACCGCACTACTCGCACAACGCAATATGGAACGGAATTAACCTATGATGAGGAATGGGGAAAAGTTCATAACACCGATAAGAAAAAGACTGAGAAGTTTGACATCAAAGTTGTTTATAAATGCAAATTGATAGTAGGTACAGATCACGTGTACGATTTTGGATTACAGTTTGACGTACCACGCCCGGGCAAGAAAGAAGTTGAATTATCGTATCATCTTTATAAATTACCTTACAGATCGCTTGTAAGTCTTTCAGAATCTCACCTACACCAGATAGCCTTAACTTATTGTAAGTTGCAAAATGCTATTGCGATGGCATCACCTCCCGGAATCGCTATCGAATTTACCTCTTTACAGAACATGACTCTTGGGAAGAACAAGATGGAACCCCTTGAAATTCTGAAAATACAGAGACAGACCGGTAATTTAATTTGGAAAGCGACAACTCATAAGGGAATAATGAACACCCCGAGTGGACGTAATCCAATCGAAGAGTTAAAGGGAGGCATCGGAGCGCAACTTGAAGAGTTCATCACGATATTTGAATTTAATACCAATGCTATTCGTGACCTCACGGGTATAAATCAAATAGCGGATGCAACAACTCCAAATCCTGAACAGTCAGTAGGAGGATCGGAAATCGCAATGGCAGCAACAAATAATGCCTTACGCTCAATTTATGGAGCTTATATAACCTTAAAAGAACAAACTGCAAAGAATATATCCCTGAGACTGCAATTGCTTATAAAACACGACAAAGAAGCCTATACAGGATATATGCCAGTAATAGGCAATATCGGGGTACAGGTCATAAGCGTTGGTGCAGATACCGTAGATGCGAATTACTTCATCAAATATGAAGCGAAACCCACGAGAGAGAGGAAAGTAAGTATTCTTAATGCAGCGACAAAGGCAATGTCACCGGACAGGGATGGAATAATTGGAATTGAGTTGGCTGACTTTTTGATGATAGAAAGACTTTTGGAGTCTGGTAGTTTAAAATATGCTGAAGCATTTTTGAATTATAAAACAAAAAAGAACAAAGAGAAGCAACAAAAACTACAAGAAGCCAATATGAACTTAGATAAACAACGAGAACAAGAAGCAATTCAACTCAAAAATCAATTATTAGAGAACGAGGAAAAAGTCAAAACAGACGAACAAATCAAACTATATGAAGCCAAAAAAGCTATTGATGAGAAATATGCCCAACTTCAACATTCAAGAGATATGGAAAAACTTGGTCTTCAATCCAGTTTAAGTATTGTTCAGGACACGGCAAAAAATCAAGTTCCGGTATCGGCATAAGGAATTTTCATAAATTTGTAAAACCAAATAACAACTAACTATGGCAAAGAAACAAGCAGGCGGTGATTCAGAAATGGACGCACTCATGTCAATTGAGGGTGTGGACACAGCATCAATAGCAACACAAATCAATAAACTAAACGGGATAACGGAGGAACCGGTTGTACCCGATACAGGAAAGACTGAACCGGTTAAAACCGAACCCGTTGTAAATACTTCCAAAACAGAACCCATAAAAGATATTGTACCCGACATCGAGGCCATCCGCACTGGCATACTGAATGAGATATTCGGTGATCAGTTTAAGACGGTTGATGATGCCAAAAAAGCAATACCTGAAGCATTTAAGGAACTGACGACTCTGAGACAGAAGACTCAGGAACTTACAGATTCATTAGCGAAAAAACCAAAACACGCCTTTGCAAGTGACGACATTGCGAAGTTTAATGAGTTTGCACGTGAGACAGGTATTAAAGACGCCATCGTTTTCAATAAGATTAACAGCACTGATTTAGCAAACATGAGTGACATGGATGCGTTGGTCATGCAACATATCATTGAGAACCCGGCATTCGCAGGAAAGGAACCACAGGTACGCAAATACTTCGAGAAGAAGTATAATGTGGATTCCTCGCTTATTGACCCCAAAAGGGTAGAGTCTGGAGAACTTACTCAGGAGGAGTTGGATAAACTCATTTTTGACCACGACACTAATCTTATTGGTGTAAGTTCCGATGGAGCGAAGGCCAGAGAAAGGTTAAGAACTCTGAAAGAGAAGATCAAAATGCCAGAGATTCCAAAAGAAGATGCCTCACCTCAGTCCAAATGGACACCAGAGGTTGAAGAAAAACAAAAAACTGCATGGACAACGGTAAATGAAAAAATGGGTGCGGAATTTTCAACTATTCCGATAACCTTAAAAGGAGGAACAGAACCTATTGTCAACTTCGTATTACCGGAGGAGTCTAAGAAGGCCGTGCTAAAAAACGCTCTTGATTATGTAGTTAGCAACCAATTGGAAGTTAATGAAGCAAACGTCAGGATGGTAGCACAAGCAATGTTCGATGACATTCAGAACTCAAATCGGTCAGAAATCTACCACGCCATATTTGAACGTGCGAGAACTATTACCGAAAATGATTTACTGAAATTCTACCACAATCCATCGCCTAAGAACAACGACAATCCACCTGCTGTTACTAAAGTATCAACAGAGGAGGAGCAACGGAAGAAGGCATACGAATTGGAAACAGGAAGATAATTTTTTTGAAACAGTAATTACAAGAGGCAATGTATTCTTAAATAGTATTCATTTTTTAAAAAACTAAAATCATGGGACCAGAAGCTATTGCTCAAATATATGCCTCAGACATCATTTCAAACTTTGACCTTCACAAGCCAGAGATTTTGAACACCCTGTTTAGCAGACGGGGAGATCAGGGCGCATCTTACTTCCAGTTACTCAGATCAATGGGATTTGAGCAACCGGTAGCACTCGACACTTACGGACACTTTGAGGACAATAATATTCACGAAGTTGTTCATGTTAGGGCCAATGTAGCACAACCCGCAGTTGGCGCAAACATCATATTCACACTCGATACCGTTGACCTTGATGCGAACAACAATTTCTATCTCAGGAAATGGGATATTTTGAAGTTCTCAAATGAGGCTATGGGATCAGTAATTGATATTGATATCACAGTTCCGGCAGCACCTGTTGTAACTGTAAGGCTTAATGAGATAACAGACCAATTCCCCGCACTTTCCGCAGGAGATACTCTTGCAATAAGGACAAGTGCATTTTCGGAAGGATCAGGACAGCCAACTGGTGCATTATCCGGCACATGGGAATATGACAATGATGCACAGATAATCAAGGAATCCATTGGTGTTACCGGATCAGAGATGGTCAATCAATCATGGGTAACAATTACCAGTGAAGGACAGGCACTCCCTGCATATTATTACAAGGGACAACTTGAAATTGACTACCGTATGGCACTCAAGATTGATGGTGCTCTCCTTTGGGGGAAACGGTCAACAAACGTCATAACAGACCCTATAACAGGTCATCCTATCAAAACCACAGAAGGCCTTATTCCTTATATCAGACGGATAGGGAACGAACAGGCTTGTGTTGATGGAGCATTTACAGTTGATGAGTTTGATGAAATGGCGAATACCCTTGACAGGGAGTTTGCAGGAAATAATATACTCGGACTGTTAGGAATATCACTCCATCAGGATATTGAGAATGCACTCAAAACTTATTTTGCAAACACCAATATCAATTTTGCAAAACAGGCAACAAACGAGGCATTGTTCCACTCCAACGAGGCTCTTAGTGCATCTGTGAACTTCACCTATCTGACTAAATCAGAGAGAACATTTATGTTCAAGAGAATGGGCGGATTCAATAATCCACAGACTGATGGAGTTGCAGGTTCTACTGCACCTAAGATGGGAGTATTCCTTCCACTTAACCAGAGAAAAGATCCAAAATCCGGCAAGATGATTGATAGCATTGGTGTTCGCTATCGTGCTCTTGGCAAGTATTCACGGAGAATGGAAGTTTGGCAGGTAGGTGGTGCAGGAGAAGGTCTGAAAGTGACCGATATTGATAATCGCAACACATACCAGAGAACGCATCTTGGAGCACACCACAGGGGAGGCAACCAGATGGTTCTTTTGGAAGCAAAATAAGTTGTAACCACAGAGGAGGGGGAAGGGAACTTCCCCTTATCTTCTTTAATCTTAATAATTATGTTATACAAGAATGATGAGCCGTATAAGTTATCGGCAAAAGAAATCGAGGCTGTTGAAGCCTTTTTTCATGGCAAATTTCCAGTTAAGGTAACATATCCTCCAAGTAGGATTGTACCAAGCAGGTTGAAACACAACCGTAAACCAGACCAACCAAGATCAATTTCTTTTGATCTGAAAGCACTTGTTAAGACCCCAAACGGCACAGAGGTATGGAGGTATGCAGAAAATGTCACGGTTGATGAGAAGAACATTAAGAAGTACACCCCAAAGAAATTCCTGCTTTTTGGTTCAAGGTGGCTGAAACGCAATGACATTGAACTCATTTATTTCCTTTTGAGAAAGTCTGAATATCGTCTCATAAGCGAAGAAGAACTCAAAGAGAACAAGAACCTTGTGCAGTCAAATACACCTAAGTTTATGTTTGAAGACCTCGTAACAGAAGCAGAAAAGAGGGCAACAAGGAAAAGACTTCAGACAAAAATTGAAGGATTGCTTTACGGAGAGGACTTCGGATTACCAGAAGCCAAATTACGTGAAGTTGCGAAAGCATATTTCATCCCCGGCATTGACGAATACACACTTGCTCAGGTACAATGGCAACTTGAAACCAAGATCAATGAAACAAAAACAGGTCCAGATGAATTTTTCCGCATGGTAAATGCCGAAGAAGAAATAAAAACACGTGTGTCTATTACAAAAACCATGGACCTTGGATTACTCGTGTACGAGAACACCGGGAAGGTAAAAAGATGGATATGGAAGACAAAAGAAGGTATTACCGAGGTATGCAAGATACCTGTAACTAAAAGTCCTAATGAAGCCTTGTATGAGTATTATCAGGGGAATGAAGGATTCAGGGAAGACGTACAGGCCGTGTTATTGACAAATAATCCCAACGCAGGGAAGAAAAAAGAAGCTAAACTAGATAAAGACGAAGACGAATAGTATTCCATTTTCCGTTGCGTAGTTTTACTCTTTTCATGTCGCCCGGATTTTTTAACGAAGTCCGGGCTTTCTTTTGTCAAATAGTTGTAACTTTGAATCAATTATCGTATTTAGTCCGTTTGTAATATAATATTTAAAGTCATGGGATATAACGCTACAGTAAACGATCTGGCACTTGGAAATGGTGGTGCCGGAACTCCTGATGTCTGGGATATAATTACCTTAGCCAGTCATGATTTCACCGGTAAAATAGTTGCAGCTTTCATGAGCATGGATGAGAATGGAGGCACATTTACCGCCATGCAAGAAGAAACAACCATGGGCAGGGCAGGCAAGACTGGAACATCAACAAATGTGGCAGCAAATAAATTAGCCTACACATATCCTCAATATATCCCGTTTGAAGGGAGATTTACCACGTTAGTGCCAACTACCGGGTGTACGTTTAAAGTATGGTTTCTGAAATAAAATTCATTAACCATGGGTGTTCAACAGATAGGCATAAAACCATTTGGATTTAAAAAGCCAAGAATCGGTGCTTCTTCCTCTTCTTGGAAGAGTTACTG